TCGTAGCTCAGCTGGATAGAGCAATACCCTTCTAAGGTATCGGTCGTAGGTTCGAATCCTACCGGGTTCACCACATAGGCATGTATCTCCTCAAGCTTATACCTTGTAGAAAGAGTAATTGGTCACATGAGAGTTCAAGTCTCTCCTTGCCTACCTTAAAGAAGATTTACATATGTATTAGTGATAAAACGTTATTCTACTTTTACACTCTCTATTACTTAATGTATAAATATTTTCTTACCCTTGCGGTTTTATTACTGCCTTTATCTTTATTTTCCCAATCTCCAGATGCCATAATAGGTGATGTAGAAATTGAAACTGGATGTATTGGTGATACACCCTTCTACAATATAAATTATGTTGTATGGAATTTAGGAGGGGAAGAAATTACTAACTATTGTATTGAAATATGGAATGAAGATTATTATCAATGTTTTAGTAGTGATTTATTTGGAGCTTATGGAATTCCACCTGGAGAAGGTCAATCTTTTATTACTCCTTATTTTGAAATGGATGGGCCTGGTAGTCTTTTTACTATGAGTGTAGATAATGTAAATGATGAAATTGTAACAGGTAATAATAATGAAACTATATGGTTACCTGAAATACCTGAATGTCCTGTTGAATGTTTAAATGATACAATTACCATAACTTTACCTCCAGATACTATTATACAAACGCAAGTTGACACCGTTATAACGCAAGAATACGTGTATTTAACGGATACAATTGTAGAGTATGTGGATGTATATGTTAATGATACTACTTACATTTATATCACAGAATTTGATACAGACACAATTTATGTAGACAATACTTTACTTATCTATTTAACAGATACTATTACAAATACTATTGAAATTGATTGTAATACTGGTTTGCCTTGTAGTGAGTTGATTATTGATGGGTGTTGGCCCTGGAATGTTTTTATACCTAATGTATTAACCCCAAATAATGATGGAATTAATGATATTTGGGAAATAATTTTTGATTTAGAGTGTTGGGTTGATGTAGAATTTAAAATCTACAATAGATGGGGAGGGTTAGTTTTTGAAGGTTATGGAGAAGAATATAGTAGTTATCCTTACTGGGATGGTAGTATGCAGGGTGGGCCCTCCTATGTAGCAGATGGTATATATGTTTATACTTTTTATGCTAGAAAATATAATTCCCCAGAAATATACCAAAAATCAGGGCATCTTACTATATTAAGATAAAAATAACTTGGATTACTAGTATTTATAACATATATTAATAATAATTTCTAAAATTTAAAAATATGTCTGCATACGAAGATACACTGATGGAAGTCTATTTAGAGGTAAATAAAAAAGGAATTAGAGATGAATTTGAGAAACAATGTAAAAAAATGGATTCTCAAGAAAAACATAAATTTAAAACAGTAGCTGAAAAGTGGGAGTATGCCCTTAAAAGAATTTTAGAAAAGACATAAAATAATTATATGGCAAATTTAGATAACATATTTGGATTATTTTCTCATGATGATAATGATTTATCAACAGGGAAAACAACATATATGGATCTAAAATCATCTCCTATGTACTATATAGGAATGTATAAAAAACTAATCTTAAATCACATTAATTTTAATAAAAAAGTATTGAGTTTTTTTAAAAAAGCAAATGAGGAATTTAATGTAGAAGATATAAAAGAAGCAGGAGAATTTGTTACATATAAAAGAGCCTGGGGGTATATACAAAACGTTGATCTTGATGATACCTCGCATATAGACGCCTTAAAATACTACTCAGACGAATATTTAGATACGTCATTAGAGTTAGGTATCAACTTCTTTCAACAAGAAGAAGAATATGAAAAATGTGCTGTTTTATTAAAAATATTAAAAAAAGCAAAAAGTCTTCAATCTAAGGTTGGAGATGAAAAACAATTATAGTATCTTGGAGGTACAGGGATAAGGGAAAGAGAGATAATTAAGAGATTAAAAAAAATAAGGTACAAGGGGTATAAGGTATACCTAGGTTAATTAAAATAAATACAATATGGCATTACGCAACCCAGAAACAATAGTTAGGTTAACAAATAGAATCCAAGGAAATTTAACTAATTTAAAATTAATAGTAAAATCACAACAACCAGTTGAAGATTTTATTAAAAAAATAGAAGAAACAGAAAATATTCTTAGAGATTTAGAATCTACATTAGAAAGAGAACATTCAGCATTAAGAAACGGATAAAAATAAAATAAAAGTTATGACACTATCAGCTCAAGAAATCCAAAATAATTGGTTAAAATTTACAACTATTATTGAGGGACATATTTCATCCCCCAGAAAAGAAAAATTATTAGAATTTTATAAAAAATTTGAAGATCGTCTTATAATGATGCCAGCTTCACATAAAAAAGAATACCATAATGCTTTTCCAGGTGGCTACATAGACCATGTTAATAGAGTAGTAAATTGTGCTTTATTACAGTCAGATTTGTGGGAACAAATGGGTGCGGATATGTCTACATTTACTAAAGAAGAATTAGTATTTTCAGCTATTAATCATGATTTAGGTAAAATGGGGGATGATACTCATGAATCTTATTTACCTCAAACTGATAAATGGAGAAAAGATAAATTAGGTGAGGATTATATGCATAATAAAGAAATTGCATTTGCATCCGTCCCAGATAGAGGATTATTTTTACTTCAACAACATGATATTAAGTATACTTTTAATGAGATGATAGCAATTCAAACACATGATGGTTTGTATGACCCGGCGAATGATAAATATCTTAAATCATGGATGCCCGAAACTAAACCAAGAACTTCTTTACCATTTATTCTCCACCAAGCAGATATGATGGCAGCAAGGATTGAATTTGAAAAAGAATGGTTGCCTAAATTTAAAAATAATGTGGATACTAGCAAGAAGAATTATACATTGTCGAATAATAATAAATCAACTAAGTCTAAAGCGTTAGGAACAATAAAAAGTAAAGGACTTAAAAATATGTTAGATAATTTATGATAACAACAATAATAATACTTTCAATAATAGTCGTAGCCCTAGGTTTTACGACTATTAATCTACTACGAAAAAACGAAAAACAGGAAGATATTTTACTAGGGTATTTAAAATATTTAGATAATATATCTAGAGTAATACAAGTAACAGATGAAAGATTAAAAAAAATAGATGCTAAAGGCTCATTTGAAGGTGATGATGAAGTAGGTTTTTTCTTTAAAAACATAAAAGAGATTCAAGAAATTCTTAATGACTTTAATATTAAGAAAATTTAAGAATAAATGGATCATATAATAGAAAAAAATAAAAGAGAAAGAAAAGGAAGAGTATATTTTACAAAAGAAACAGAAGCAGCAATTGTAAAATACAATAATTCTACAGATAAAGAAGAAAGAAGTAATTTATATCAAGACCACATTCATTGGCCCTTTTATAAATTAACTCAAAATATAATTCATACTTTTAAATTTTATTATACTGAGGTTGAAAACTTAGAAGATCTACAACATGAGCTTATGGTATTTCTTTTATCAAAGATTCATTTATTTAATCCTGAAAATGGAGCTAAAGCCTATTCTTATTTTGGTACTATAGTAAAAAGATGGTTAATAGTATACAATACTAAAAATTATGGAAAAAAAATTCAAAATATAACCATAAGTGATTTAAATAATTATTCTAATCTTGACCAATTAAACCCAGGATTTATAACCTCACCTAAAATGGAAGAAGGTTTAAATAAATTTACAGAAAAAGAATTTGAAGGAGATGATTTAGCACTAAAAGGTTATAAATATGAAGATAAACTTTCAATTTTTATAGACCAATTTGTTAATGATTGTACAGAAAGAATATATACTATATTCCCAAAAGGAAATGATGCCCAAATAGCTGATGCTATTTTAGAATTATTTAGAAAAAGAGATAATATAGATGTGTTTAATAAAAAAGCATTATACATTTATATTAGAGAAATGGTAGATGTTAAAACTCCTAAAATCACTAAAATAGCTAATGTTTTATATAAAATTTTTAAAGAAAAATATTTAATTTATTTAGAACATGGTTATTATCCTTCCTCAAAAGGCTAATTTAGATATATTTATAACCAAAAATTATGAGCCAATTAGATTCAATAATATTTGGGGATAAAAAATTTTCTGACATTTTAGAAGAAATTTATACCAATCAAAGAAAAAAATCAAAACAAGTAAGTGGATTAATTTCAGAATTAAAACCTTTAATACAAGAAATTGGTGATGCTACTCTTATAGTTCCATTAATAAAAGAATACATGGAAATAGGAGTTAAAAATGATGACGCTTTAATTAAAATGGCTACTATCATTCAAAGAGCAGTCCAAAATGAAGGTGAAGATGGCAGTTTTGGTATAAGTGATGAAGAAAAAGAAGCACTTATGGCTGAAATGGAAAAATTAAATATAAAAGATAAAGAAGAATAAATGCCAACTAAACCCATAACAGGTCTAAATTCTCTAACTACAGAGAATTCCCCTACTGGGGGGTTATCTAATGTCTTTTCAGGAAGGGTTAGATATGCTATGCTTGATGATAAAACACAAAATAAAGCCTTTAAAGAATTTGGAGAGTGGAGTTCTATAGGATGTATATTTTTCGATAAAGTTAATCAACCTAACCCTGACCCTCAATTTACAATAGATAATTTTGCTAAGCCTTTATTTCCAAATCAAAATCTAGTACCATTAGAAAATGAAATAGTATATATAATAGCTTTACCTAATAGTGATATACAATCAAATGTAAATGATTTATCATATTATTATTTCCAACCTATCAATATATGGAATAGTGTTCACCATAATGCAATCCCCGATCCTATAAATGATAGCACAATACCAGAATCCCAAACACAGGATTATGAACAAACAGAAGGAGGATCAGTAAGGAGAGTAACAGATGGAGGTACTGAAATAGATTTAGGAGATACTTTTGTAGAAAAATTAAGTATTAGAAATTTATTACCTTATGAAGGAGATTTAATACATCAAGGAAGATGGGGAAATACTATTAGATTAGGTTCTACAGTTTTAGATGCTAATATTCCAAATCCATGGTCAAATAATACTGGAGGAGATTTTGGGGATCCTATTATAATAATAAAAAATGGACAACATGCAGAAGAAACAGATCCATGGGTACCTCAAGTTGAAAATATTAACACAGATAAATCAAGTATTTATCTAACATCTGCTCAATCAATCCCTTTAGAACCAGCAAGTACGTCTTATAGTTCTTATTTCCAACCCCCAACATCAGCAGATAAATTTGTAGATGAACAAATAATATTAAATTCTGGTAGATTATTTTTTAATTCTAAAAATGATTCTATTATGTTAAGTGCATTTGATTCAATTAATTTAAATTCTATAAATAGTATTAATTTAGATTCTCCAACTACAATAATAAAATCAGATAAAATATTATTAGGAGATAAAACTGCACGGGAATCTATTATATTAGGAGATAAATTTTTAGCAGACTTTCAATCATTAATGATTAATATCATAAGTTTAACATCAGCATTACAAACACCTATAGGTACACCTATTCCATTTGTACCTAATGTAGCAATACCAGTACCTGCAGTTCAAACTCAAAATGCAGCTAATAAGATGTTAAATAAAATTCAACAGTATAAATCTCAAATAAGTAAAAGTAAGTAATGGGGTTAGAAGCAGTAGTAATAAAACAAGTAGTAAAAGTAGCTAAAAATACAGCTAAAATAGAAGATGCATTGGCAACTATGCAAGATAAACTTGTAAATGAATCTTTAAAGACTTTTGATACTACCCAAATAAACCCAGGATTATTAGATTTTAGTGTAGAAGATTTAGTAAGAGGAAATATTGAAGATCCTAATAGTATTTTTACCCCTGAAAATTTATGTACCCCACCTCCATTAACAGAAACACAAAAACAACAATCTATTAAGGATGTTGAAAGATTAAAAGCAAACATTTCAAATACAGTAGATAATATTGATTCTTTAAAGCAAGCTTTAATAACAGTTCAACAACCCTTACAAACTTTAGAAATAACTGCTAATAATTTAAATAATATAATAACAACTGTTAAAGGAGCAGTTAAAGTTATAAAAGCAATTCCAATCCCCACAGCCTTTGGGATGCCAGCAATAGCAGTACCCATAAATGTTCTTACAATACTATCAGATGCTTTAGATGGATTAGATAAACTATTAGGTAAAGCAAAAGGAGTTGTTACAATAGTATCTCCTTTAATAAGAGCAGTAACAGGGATGATTTCCGGAACTATTGAATCTATAGACAAATTAGTAACTAACATCCCAGGATCTTTAATAATGGGCAGTTATATACAGGCTAAGGTTGAATTAGGAGATTCATGTCCTAATGTTAGTCAACAAGATATGGATGTAATAAAATCATCAGTATCATTAGATATTCAAAATGCAGTTTCTGAACTAGGAGATTCTTCTATCCCATCAGTGAATATTTTAAGCGAACAAGATTTAATAGCATCTTTACAATATAATGCTGAAAATCCTATTGTTTATAACTGGTTTACTTTATATCTACAAAATGACCCTGATAACCCTTTTGATTTTCCATCTAGAAGAATATGGGCAAGAAGATATTTTTCATTAGCATACCAACAAACAGGAACAGGTAGATTATATTTTAAACAAACTGACGATGGAACTGATAGATACCCATTAATAGGTCCTATAGACTTATATAATAATTCTTTAGGAGTTCAAGGTCAACAGGAAGGAAGATATTCATTTGCATCATCAGTACAAGTATTAGTTGAAGAAATGAAATATACTATAGATCAATTTTTGATAGATGTAACTTCAACAGAAAAATTTAATGAAGACCCCATTGCAATAGCCGACCCAGAAATACAAAATATAGGGGGAACTGATTTAGATACTGGTGGAAGTGGAAATAGCCAAAATACTCCTCTTCCTGATTTTATATTAAATGGTCAAAATATTGTTAGACCTGAAATACCTTCATATAACCCTAATACAGGTTTAGTAACTATGTTAGGAGGACCTAAAGAAGTTAGTGGTTCTATTCAAATTAATAAACCCGGAACTAGAATTAAGCTAGAATCATTTGGTGGAATTAATCAAGGTGATTTTTTAAATACTATTCTTAATATAACTCCTCCATATGGGGTAGGATTACCTAACCAAGCATCAATTATAAGCAGACTCACAGAAGTATTGGCGTATAATAATGCAGAAGAAGAATACACATTCCAGGCTACAGGATCTTGGGGATACTTAATGAAGATAACATCGAATGATGGAGGAACTCCACAATCTACTTTTGATTTAATATCTCCATAGCAAAAGCCTAATAATTTAATATTTATAAATAAAACCAATAATGAAGACATCAGCATTAAAAATAATAATAAAAGAAGCCGTAAAGGAGGCAATTCAAGAAGAATTAAAAGATATTTTATTAGAAGCTGTTAAAACCCCAAAAGTAATAACACAAGCTCCTATTGTGCCTGTAGTTGAAAATATAACTCCTTCTTTACCATCTACGCCTACAATGAGTGCAGTAGATAAAAGAGAAGCATATAAAAACATATTAGGAGACACAGCAGCTACTTTTAATAGTAATAATGTTCAATCTTTCCAACCTCAATCAAATATGGATGTTGCTAATGGAACTTTACCCCCAGGGGAAGTAGATATGTCTCAAATAATGGGATTAATGAATAATAAATAATGGCAAGAATAATACAAAGTAAATTTCCTATAGATCTCCAACCTAGTAGAGCGGTTGGTTTTGGTTTTCCTTTAAATGGAGATGCTGTCTTTGTACCTACTTATACCACAAGAGAACAAATAAAAGCAAATATGGTTAATTATTTATTAACTAATAAAGGAGAAAGAGTATTTAGACCTTTATTTGGTGCTGACTTAAGAAACTTATTATTTGAAAATATTTTAGATGTAACTACAGAAGATTTAAAAGCTACAATCCAAAATGATATTTCAGTATATTTCCCTAATGTTGAAGTTAAAGAAATAAAATTTAATAATCAACCTGATGATAATACTATAAATTTTAATTTAAATTATCAAATAGTAAATTTTGGGATAGAAGATAATATTAATATATTACTACAATAATGGCTAAATTAGAAAGAGATATAAGGTATATAGATAGAGATTTTAATACACTTAGAAATTCATTAATACAATATTCTAAAACGTATTTTCCTAATACTTATAATGATTTTTCCGAAACATCAACTGGGATGTTATTTATGGAAATGGCTGCTTATGTAGGGGATGTGTTATCATTTTATTTAGATAATCAAATCCAAGAAACCTTTATTCAAAAAGCAAGACAAACTACAAATTTATATGCTTTAGCTTACTCTTTAGGATATGTTCCTAAAGTTACAACAGTTGCAAGTACAATGATTGATTTTTATCAACAAGTACCATCTATATTTGACGTAGTATCAGGAGAATTTGTCCCAGATTATAATTATTCATTAATAATTCCTGAAAATACACAAGTAGTATCTAATGTGGATTCTACTCAAAAATTTATAATTGAAGATGCAATTGATTTCTCAGCATCAAGTTCATTGGACCCAACTATAGAATCAGTATATCAAATATCAGGTTTAAATCCTACTTATTATTTATTAAAAAAATCAAGAAAAGCAATTTCAGCAACTGTTAATACTCAAGAGTTTGTATTTACAGCATCAAAAAAGTTTGACACAAGAACAATTAATAATACTAATATTATAGGCATATTAGATGTAGTAGATAGTGATGGTAATACTTGGTATGAAGTACCTAATTTAGCACAAGAAAACGTATTTAATACAATAAGAAACACAACTACAAATGACCCTAATTATGTAATAGACCCAGAAGTCCCTTATATATTAGAATTAAAAACTGTTCAAAGAAGATTTGCTTCTAGATTTTTAAATGAAAAAAATCTTCAATTACAGTTTGGGGCCGGAAGTACTAGATCAACAACAGAAGAAATAATCCCAAACCCAGATAATGTAGGTTTAGGTTTACCTTTTGAAAAAACAAAATTAACAACTGCTTTTTCTCCAGTAAATTTTGTATTTACTAATACTTATGGAATTGCACCTTATAACACTACTTTAACAGTAAGATATTTAACAGGAGGAGGGGCAGCAGCTAATGTAGAATCAGGAACCTTAACAGTAGTAGATGATACTAACATTGTATTTATTAACCCTGATTTAGCAAATGAAGCATTAGCAAATCAAATATTTAATTCAGTATCTAGTAATAACATTCAAGCAGCAGATGGAGGAATGGATGGAGATACTACAGAAGAAATAAGACAAAATTCATTAGGTAATTTCCAAAATCAATTAAGAACAGTAACTACACAAGATTACTTAATTAGATCCTTATCAATGCCTTCTAATTTAGGAGTAATTGCAAAGGCACATGCCGAACCTCAAAAAATTGGAGATTATCAAGCTGGGGAACTGCCAACAGTATTAGATTTATATATTTTATCTTATGATGTTGATAAAAAATTAAGAAATGCTTCTTTATTATTAAAAAGAAATCTACAAACTTATCTATCAGAATATAGAATGATAAATGATTCAATTAATATTAAAGATGCTTATATAGTTAATATTGAAGTATTATTTGATATTGTTGTATTACCTAATTTTAATAATAGTGAAGTAATAACTAAATGTGTAGATTCATTAACAAATTTCTTTGAAATAGATAAATGGCAAATTAATGAACCTATCTTATTAAAAGATATGTCTATAATTTTAGATAAAGTAGAAGGTGTACAAACTGTAAATAATATAACAATAAATAATTTATCTGGAGAAAGTTTAGGATATAGTAAATTTTCATATGACATAACAACAGCTACAATAAATGGAGTAGTTTACCCATCTGTAGATCCTATGGTTTTTGAAGTAAAAAATCCAAAACAAGATATAAAAGGTAGAGTAGTACAAATATAATAAAGTAAATATGGCAATATATAAAATTTTCCCAATAAAAGATACTTCATTGTACTCAATTTCAGCCAGTATGAATACAGGTTTAGATGAAATTTTAGAGGCATCTACCTATATTCAAGATACTTTACCTAGAGTTAGTAGATATTTATTAAAATTTTCACAACCAGAAATTAATAATTGGGTAACAACTTATATATCAGGTTCAGGGGTTACAGTACTTAATACAGATATAGGTGGATCTGATCTTTTATATGATCAAACAATGACATCATCTGCTAATTACCCAACACAATCAGATGGTGTAGGATATATAACACCCCCATGGGATTTAATTCCATCTTCATCAACAGGAAATGGAAGAGGACAACATTTTAATGTTCAAACACATGGAACTTACTTTATACCTAATAGAGATATAGTAGATGATTTAGTAATTACTCCTATATTTACGGCAAATGATGGCACTTATGGTCCTTTTATTATATCAAATGATGATGTACAAAATACAGTCACAACATCTTCTTTAAGTGCTTCAATAAATTTAGTAGTTAAAGATAATAAAGTAATATCTGCCCCAATAGTAAATAATGGATCTGCTTCATACGTAAGTCAAGATTATTTTTCATATTTTGATAATAAAGATATTTACTTAACACCTGCTGCTATTGATTCAACTGTAGGAGCAGGAGTATTTACATTTGCTTCAGCTTATCCTGATGATACTTTTTATTTTAAAATTCATGCTGATGATTTAGTAACAACAGTTACAGTTTTAGAAGCACAACCTCCTTATGGGATAGGTTATAGACCTGGAGATGAATTAGTATTTAAATCAGAATCATTTGTAGGATATCCAATGTCAGATGATATTACTATAAAATTATCATCACCAGCAGTATCAGCATCTAATTGGAGTGATAGAAAATTTGGAGTTGATTTAATAAATTCAGCAGCAGTAGTTTCAGGTTTAAATATAGATCAAGAATTAAAAATATACCCAGTATCAGGAAGTTGGGGAATGGGAAGTGGTAAATTTTCAAACTCACCCCAAACAACAGATGGAGCAAGTTGGGAATGGAGAACATATTCAGGATCAGCAGGTACAGGAGCTGAAAAATGGCAAGTAGTAGAACCTTACAATGCGTATGCAACAGCCTCTTTTGAATCAGCTGCTAATGAAGGTGGAGGTAATTGGTATACAGGTTCAAATTTAGAATTACCTGTAACTCAATCTAGAATATTTTCTTATGGATTTGGAGTTGATTTAAGTGTTGATGTAACAAATACTATAAAAACTTGGTATACTAATTCATTAGTAGACAATACTAAAGGATTTACAAATGATGGGTTTTTAGTAAAACAATCAAGTTCTAAAGAATTTGTTAATAGTCAAGCTACAACAGCTACTTTTAGATATTTTTCTATTGATACAAATACAATTTACCCACCATTACTAGATTTAAAATGGGAAGATTGGTACTATAATACAGGATCATCAACAAACTTAACCTTAAATACACCAGAAGCATTTATGTCTGTTTATAATAATAATGGAACATATTATTCTGAAAGTATAGAAAGATTTAGAATAGCAGCAATACCAAAATACCCAGATATAGTATTTCAAACTTCATCATTGTATACTACTAATTTTTATTTACATTCTAGTTCATCTTTATATGCTATTAAAGATACAGATACTAATGAGTTTGTGATTCCTTTTGATGAAACTTACACAAAAATTAGTGCAGATTCAACTTCAAGTTATTTTGATGTTTATATGAATGGATTAGAACCAGAAAGATATTATACAATTTTAATAAAAACAGTTGTAGATGGTACGACTCATGTATTTGACCAAGATATAATGTTTAAAGTAGTTAATGGATAATGGCACAAAAAGAATACAC